CAAAGAACCGTCGCAAACTCTTCTCTCCTTGTTTGACAAGATCGTTGAGCAGGGCCGTGGCATGGCAGCGGTTGCCGACCTCAAGATTGGTGACGTTGACCAGAACACCCCGGTGGGAACGACGCTTGCTGTGCTTGAGCGCATGCTCAAGATCATGTCTGCTGTGCAGGCCCGCATGCACGCCACGCTCAAGAAAGAGTATGGGCTGCTCAAGCGGATTATCGCTGACACTCCCCCACTTGCTTACGAGTATCCGGTTGACCCTGACCGTATGGTCAAGGCCTCTGACTTTGATAGGGTGGACGTGATCCCCGTCTCGGACCCGAACGCCTCAACATTTTCTCAACGCATGCTGCAGTACCAAGCGGCGCTTCAGTTGTCTAAGGAGAAGCCCGAGTTGTTTGATCAGCCTGAGTTATATCGTGGGATGGTGCGCCTCATCGGCTTTGAGAACGCTGACAAGATCGTGCCTAAGAAAGACGAGATACCGTACCGTGATCCCGTTTCAGAAAATGCCATGCTGCTGCAGGGCAAGCCGGTCAAAGCGTTCCCAGAACAGGACCACGAGGCACACATTCAGGTCCACACTTCAGCCATGCAGGACCCACAGATCCGTGCCTTGGTTGGGCAGTCACCTCAGGCCAACGCCATCATGGCGGCTGCGCAGGCTCACATTGCTGAGCACTTGGGTTATGCGTACCGGTCACAGATTGAGCAGGCGATGGGTATAGAGATCCCTGAACTGGGTGCCAAGATGGACCCCCTCATGGAGAATCAACTGTCTCGTCTTATGGCTGATGCCTCTAAGAAAGTGCTCCAGCAGAGCCAAGCGCAAGCGGCTCAAAAGGAAGCACAGGCTAAAGCACAAGATCCGCTCAACGAAATCCAGCGTCAAGAACTGCAGATCAAGGCCGCAGAAGTCGAGCGCAAGACTAAGAAAGACATGTCTGATGCTGCGCTACGCGCTGCTGAGGTCGCGATACGACAAGAAGAGGTGGAGATCAGCGCCCAACAAGCAGCAGCCAAGATTGAAACTGAAGAATTAAAAGAAGGGTTTAGGGCTGCAGTAAACCTAAGAAAAGGAGGTGGTGGTAGATGAGTACTTCACTAGAAGATTTATTTGTTAGAAAGTTAAAAGAAGAGATGGAGCGTCATGCAGAAGATCTAGCCATGGGTTCAGCCGACGACTACCCAGCGTATCGAGAGAAGGTTGGTTATATCAAGGGCATGTTGTTCGCTTCAGACATTTTTCAAGAAATTGCTAATAGAGCAAGAAAGGACAACTTAGATGATTAGAGGAGTTGGCGTCCCGAACGTCGAAGAAACCAAGAATAAAGTGGCGGAGGCGCTGTCTTCTCATAGACTTCCTGTGCCCAAGGGGTGGAAACTTTTGATTGCTATGCCTGTATTTGAAGAGAAGGCGTCTGCATCAGGAATTATTCTCCCCAACGCAACCAAGAACGCTGAAGAAATTGCGGCAAATATTGGTCTTGTGGTGGCAATGGGCGACGAAGCATATAAAGACGCTAATAAGTTTCCTAGTGGTCCTTGGTGCAAGATTGGTGACTTCGTGATGATGCGTTCTTATTCAGGCACCCGCTTCAGTATTGGTGGGCATGAGTTCCGCATGATTAACGACGACACTGTTGAAGGTGTAGTTGAAGACCCATCAGGGTTTACCCGAGCATAGGAGGAGTTATGGCAACGAACAAAATGCGAACGCTAATTAATGGCGTGGAGCAAGACGAAGAAGGTCTGGGGCCAGATGGACTACCCCCTGAAACCCAGATCTTAAAAAAGACAGAGTCTAACGATGACTTTAAATTTGAGGTGGAGGGTGAGGAAGAAGCCCCCCGTAGAACCCCGAAAGTAGAGGTCGCTGACTCTGACGAGTTAAGCCAATACAAGGCTGATAAAGACGACGAGTACACCCAACTCAAACGTCAGTTGGAGGAAGAACGTGCTATTCGTTTTCAAATCCAACAAGAACAAGAAGAGGCTATGCGGTATGCACAGGCGGCTTCGGAAGAGAACAAACGGCTACAGACCGTGCTTCAGCAAGGCTCGTCTTTGTATGCCGATACTGTCAAATCTAAATTAGACACTGAACTAGCCTCTGCACAGAAGGCCTACAAAGAGGCATATGAGAGCGGCGACTCTGATGGAATGATTGAAGCGCAATTAAAAATGGCTGAAATTGTTTCTGAGAAAAAAGAACTTTCTCGCAACCCCCCTTTACAAAGGGCAGAGAATGTTGTATATAGTCAACCTGTACAGCAAGAAGTTGCTTCAAGTCCATCTGTACCAAGGCCTGATCCTAAAGCCGAAGCGTGGTATGAGCGAAATAAGGGATGGTTTGGTGTAGATGATGAGATGACGGCAATTGCATACGCTGTTGACAAAAAACTCATGCGAGAAGGCGTAGACCCTCGTACGGATGAATATTACAGGCGAATGGACGCCCGCTTACGTGAAGTCTTTCCTGACCGGTTTGAGGACACTAGGCAGCAACAACCTGTAAGACAGCAATCCACTGTGGTTGCTCCGGCTTCTAGAAGTGCATCCCCAAAGACCGTGAAAATCCCACCGGGAGGTGCGGCTGTCGCACGTAAATTGGGTGTATCTCTAGAGGAGTATGCAAAACATTGGGCCGCTGTTAACGGAAGGAGTCAGTGATGAGTAACCAAAATCGAATGAGCCGTGAGTTGGAATCCCGTGAGCATCAAGTACATGACGCACCATGGGAACCGCCAAGTCAAATTCCAACCCCCGATCCTCAGGATGGGTACAAATTCAGATGGATTCGTACTTCTGTGATGGGTCTGGACGATGCACGTAACGTTTCAATGCGTCGTCGTGAAGGTTGGATTCCGGTGAAAGCCGAGGATCACCCTGAACTGCTTCTTGATTTGGGCCTCGAAGGATCCGCCCCGAAGACTGGATTAGTTTTATTTGGTGGCCTGATGTTGTGCAAGAACCTTGAAGAAAATGTTGGTAAGCGTAATAAATACTATGAAAGTATGACTGATCAACAAATGAGGTCCGTGGACAACAATTTTATGAGAGAAAACGACGCCCGCATGCCCCTTTTTAGTGAAAAGCGTGCGGAAGTTACTTTCGGACGTGGTAAATAACTTTAGGAGTTTAACATGGCTTATCCCACTGTAGATAAACCGTACGGACTCAGGCCAATTAATCTAATTGGTGGTCAAGTCTTTGCGGGTGCGACTCGCCAAATGCAAATTGCAAGTGGCTATGCTACAAACATTTTTTATGGCGATTTAGTAAAGCGTGTAACTGATGGCACGATTGAAAAGGACACAGGAACTACCACAGCAACACCATGTGGCGTGTTTCTGGGATGTACCTTTACCAATTCTGCTACCGGTCAAGTTCAATTTCAACAGTTTTACCCTGCAAGTCAGGCAGTAGCGGCTGGCACCAAGATTTTTGCTTATGTCGTTGATGATCCTGACACGCTGTTTCAGGTAGTTTCTTGTTCCTCTGGCACTACTGTTGCCGCAATGGGCATTGCTGCAATTGGCACGAACATTGCGTTGATTCAAAATGCCGGGTCTACTACTACAGGTAACTCTGCTGTGGCGATTGATCAAGGAACTGAAACTACCACAAATACTCTGCCCATCCGTATTATTGATGTGGTCAGAGAGACAGCAACCGGCGCTGACGCATTCGTCGAGTTTATCGTTAAGATAAATATCGGGACGCATCAGTACACCAACTCAACTGGCGTATAAGGGAGCTAAATCATGGCTATTTCACGCGCACAACTACTGAAAGAGCTGCTCCCTGGGCTAAACGCTTTGTTTGGTCTTGAGTATGCTCGCTATGGCGAAGAGCACAAAGAAATCTATGTAACTGAGACTTCTGAGCGTTCTTTTGAAGAAGAAGTTAAACTGTCTGGTTTTTCTGCTGCTCCAGTGAAAAACGAAGGTCAGGCTATTGCTTATGATAATGCGCAAGAGGCTTTCTCTGCTCGTTACAACCATGAGACAATCGCTCTGGGCTTTTCAATTACTGAAGAAGCAATTGAAGACAACTTGTATGACAGTCTCTCGGCTCGTTATACCAAGTCCCTTGCTCGTGCTATGTCTTACACTAAGCAAGTTAAAGCTGCAAACGTTTTAAATAACGGTTTTAACGCCAGCTTCCCCGGTGGAGACGGCGTGGCTCTGTTTGCAACCGACCATCCTCTAGTTTCTGGTGGAGTCAACTCCAACGAGCCTGCCACCCCGGCTGACCTGAATGAGACTTCACTTGAAGCCGCTGTTATTCAGATCGCTGCGTGGACAGACGAGCGTGGCCTGTTAATTGCTGCTAAGCCCCGCAAGTTAATTATTCCTCCTGCATTGATGTTCGTTGCTACTCGACTTCTTGAGACCGAGTTGCGTGTTGGCACTGCTGATAACGACATCAACGCCTTGAAGAATAATGGCTCAATTCCTGAAGGTTATTCTGTCAATCACTTCTTGACAGATACTAACGCTTGGTTCTTGACGACTGATGTTCCCAACGGTCTGAAGCACTTTATCCGTACTCCAATGAGTACTTCTATGGATGGAGACTTCGACACAGGTAACGTTCGTTACAAGGCCCGCGAGCGTTATTCGTTTGGTTTTTCTGATCCATTAGGTGTCTTCGGTTCGCCCGGAGCGTCTTAAGCAGTGAAGAGGGGGGTTGAAAAACCCCCCTTTTGTTGTATTCTGTACCAAGCCTAGGAATTTTCACCCATACAGACTGACCTAGCAGACTTAGTAGAGACGGTATGGGGATGTGCTACTACACGAAAGGATTGTCATGGCACAAACTACTTTT